CTGCGCCATGTTGCGGGCGGCGACCTGCTCGTACATCGCCCTCGAGGTCTTGTTCGGCATCCCGTCCGCAGGCGCCATCAGCGCGCCGCGCACGCCGTTGAGCGTGGCTTCGTACTGCGCCTCAGCATCGCGGCCGGAGGTGTTGAGGTACTGCTGCATCAGCGGCGTGGCGCCGCGGATCCCGAGGACGTCTGCCGCCTTCGCGTTCGCCTCGTCAATGGCGTCCTGCATCGCGCTGCCGACCCGGAAGGCCACGTTGCCGGCCTGGACCATGGTCTGGCCCAGCCGCTCCACCTGGCGGCCCGTGAAGTCCTCCATGGGCTGGACGCCGGGGGCGACGAAGTTGCCGATGTCGCCGCCTTCCGGCGGTGCGACCTGAGGCACGAAGGTTGTCGGTACGGTCGGCATGGATCAAGTCCTCTGGGTTGACATGCCGGCGAGCAGTTCCTCGAGGCGGCGGTTGCGCGCCCACGTGCTGCCGATGTCGGCTGCGCTCCCGAGCAGGCTCGTCCCGAGCGCGAGGCCCGGGTAGATCGTGCCTGCGCTGGCCTGCAGGTTGGCGGCGGACAGGTCGCCCATCAGCGCCTGCGTCCCGATGTTGAACGCCTGCAGCTTGGCGGCCTCCTGCGCCCGCACGGTCGCCGCGCTCATGGAGAGCATGTCGATCTCCTTGATGACGTCCATGCTTCCCACGACCTCGGCGGCGGTTCCTTGCCCCAGGACGGCGCCGCGGCCGGCAAGTGCTGCGCGGGCGCTTGCGCGCTGCTGGCCCGCCCCCATCGTGTACCGCCCGATCTGGCGCTGCCCCTGCAGCCCGATCTGGCCGGCCGTGAAGGCGGCGCCGCGCTGGTTGACGCGGGCCATCTGCGCCGCGAACCGCTGGTTCTGCGCCTGCATCAGCAGCTGGTTCTTCTGGTTCTGCGCGGAGTAGTAGCTGCCGATGGCGCCGTTGACGGCACCGAAGATCGAGATGATCGGCCCGAGCGTACTCAGCCCCTCGGCAAGCCCGGACGTCTGCCCGGTCAGCATCGTCCCCTGCGAACCGCCCGTGTAGGACCAGTTCTGCCCGGGCGTGTAGGCCGGCCCGGTCGGGCTGACGGAGAACGGTGGTTGCACGAGTGCCATGTCAGCCTCCCAGCACGACCTCGAGGGTCATGCCGACGATGGTGAGCGGAAGTGGGTCGGCCTGTCGGACATACACCTGCCCGCTCGCCTTCCACGAAGGCGTGAGATTGACGTCAACCTCGTCGGACTTCAGGCTGGGAGGCGAGCCATACGGCTCGGTCGTTCGCTGCTTGACCTCGACCAGCTTGTCCTCGGTCGGCCCGACGAAGATGCCGCTCGACTTGAACACGCGCAGCCACGCCTTGTTGACGTTCTTCATGCGGCCCTGCCCGTAGCCGTCCACGTTCATGGAGATCGGAAGCGTCTGCAGGTCGCTTTCGTAGGGCAGCCCGACCTGCACCACGGTGCATGGCCGTTGCAGGGTCACGGCACCCGAGGTCACGGTCGCCTGCGGGAGGACGGCGCCGTCGCCGAGGATGCTAACCGTCTTGCCCTCGAGGTGCGACAGGCCGCTGACGGTGTCACGCGCAAATGCCCATGTCGCGGTCGCCGTGTTCCGCAGCGCAACGGGGAGCGTCTTGTCAACTCGCCCCGATGCCTGGGAGGTCGATGACACGGCCGTGATCGTAATGCGGTACTTGTTGCCGCTTGCATCGGTCAGGACGATCACGTCGCCGACGTCAGTCGTTGCCGGGTGCGCGAAGATCGCCGCCGATGCCGTGATGGTGAGGATCTCCGATGGGTCGTAGTCCGTCCCGCCGCTGATGGTGACCGTGGTCGCCCCGGTGTTGGTGCCGTCGTAGGTTCCGCCGCTGTCCACGAAGAAGCAGTCCTTGAGGTCGTTGACCTGCCGGCTTGCCATGCGCTCCACGTACCGCTTCGTGACGCCGCCGATGGTGCGATTGACCACCACGTACAGCCTGTCCTCAGTGCCTTCGGCGACCGCCGTGCAGGACTCGAACACGCCGTCCGTTTCGTGCCAGTGCCATGCGCCGATCTGCTGCTCGGGGATGTACGTCAGGCCCAGCAGGTTCCCCGTGGTGGAGATAAACCACAGCAGCGGCTGCGGCGACTTGCTGTAGCACATGTCCGTGATGTCGTAGCTGTCGAACAGGTGCGATGCGCGCAGCGACAGGTCGCCCGTCACGAACCCGCTTGCCTGCCAGGAGTACCCGAGTTCGCGCACGTGGCCGCCGCGGGCCGAGCAGTAGACCACCGTGTTGTTGACGATTGACGGCTGGACGTTGCTCGCGCCGATGTACGACTGCGGCCGGACGGAGATCGTGGTCGGCGTGATGGTGTCGCTGTTGACGGGCGACACGCGCCACTCCGCGCCGCTGGTGAGGAGCAGGAGCTGCGTCAGCGGGACAACGTGCCGGATGGTGTTGGCCTCCCGCGCAGCGACCCGGAAGTTGATGCGGTCGGTGTCCTGCACGGGGATGTGGAACGACATGTCCTGCTCGGTCGAGGTCCGCGTCATCCACAGCGTCTGCGGCTCGTTGTTCGTGCCGGCGAAGATCCGCCGCTGCTCGAAGTACGACACGGCGCCGGGGAAGTTGTTGCTGCTGGCGAACACCGTTTCGGTGATCGGGGGCGTGATGCCGAGATCCGGGTTGATGTTGTTGTCCACGAACGACGTCGTGTCTGACTGGCCGATGTACCCGTACAGGCCATTCTGCTTCTTGTAGATGTTGTACCGGGCCGCGCCGCCGCCGGAAGGCGCCGACCATGTCAGCGAGTTGGATGCTCCTTGCGCGCTGAGGTTGTTGATGACCGTCGCGGAAGTGCTTGGCTGGCTCTCGTCTATCCCGTTGGAGGCAATTGACGTCACGACGTAGTCGTTGTTCGCGTCCAGTGCGCGATTGGCCGCCTGCACGAACCCGGTGCTGGCGGTGTACGAGGTCAGCGACGTGGTGTTCAGCGGCACCCCGGTGCTGTAGTTCTTGAACGACACGGTCGTTGCCGTGGGGACTGCGTTGACCAGGTAGTACGTGTCGGTGAAGGTTCCGTTGCTCCATGTTCCTCCGTCCACGTACACGGGATCTCCGGCCAGCAGCGCATGGTCGCCGACCGTCGTTGCAACGCCTGGATTTGCTGCCGTGAATGCGGTGATGTTCAGCGACTCGCCCCTGTTCGCCGTTACCGCGAGGCCGGTCGGTGCCTGCACGCTCGGCGCAAACGTGATCGCCGTCAGCGTCCAGTTCGTCGCCCCGAGCCGGCGCAGCTCGCGTGGCGCGTAACCCGGGTGGACGAGCGTCAGCACGTCGGCCGACTGCACGTAGTGGATGTCGAAGAGGTCGGCCTCTGCATACGGGTTGGCGATCTCGTATGGCGAGCCGCCTGACAACAGCGTGGCGCCCTGCGTGTGGAACCGGATGTACCCGGCGCCAAGCTCGATCACCATCGTCTGCGTCGTGCTGTACGTGAACGGCAGCAGGCGCACCTTCTTCGTGCTGTTCTTCACCTCGCGGACGAACGCGAAGCCGGGTCGGTTCTCGGCCGGACCCTGCGGCGTCGAGATGAAGTTCCGCATCTTGGCCGCCCCGGTCTGGAACTTGGCGTCATCGATGCGGCCAAACATCTCCGGCGATATCTCGCCGCCCGCGAAGGAACGGAAGTATGAGCGGGTGCTTGCCATGGTTCAGCGCCCCGAGATCCACGAGGTGACCTGCTGCGGCTTGATCTCGCGCTGGTTGGAGTCGGACGCACGCGCCTGCGCGAGGAACGCCATCGCCACCTGGCGCTGACGGTTGCCCTCGGCCGCGCCCTCCGTACCCTTCACGACCGGGCCGGCGAGCATTGACGCAAGGTAGTGCGACAGCGCAATTGCGAACAGCGGGTCGAACTTCGTCGGGTCGGTCACGAGCGCCTGGTAGCGCAGGAGCGCGTTCTCCTGGTTCGTGTAGATCACCTTGTTCCCGAGCAAGTCCGTTTCGGGCTGGTACTCCTGCGGCACGTACACGCCTGCGCCGGGGAGCGGCGGCGTGATCCAGCCGTACCCGTACTTGTCGGCCGGGTATGCGCGGATCGAGTAGTCGTTCTCGGCCTCGGGCGGCAGGACGGCGACTATGGTCAGCATGTCCGCCGGCACGGCGTATGCGTACTTCCACATCGTGTACGGCATCGTCACCTGCGCGAGGCTGACGCGCCTTGAGGCAAACGACCAGTTGTGCATTTGGAGCATGGTGTCCCGTGCGATGGGGTAGAACCGGGCGCAATGCTCCGACTGCGCCGATCCCTCCGGTGGGTCGATGCTTGCGACCGTGGCTTCGTCGCCGAGGTGCGCCAGCGCGAGGTTGCAGATTTCGACCACGGACGGCATGGGACACCTCCCGTTTCAGAAGAGGGGGGTCGGGGTTCCCCGCCGACCCCCCCATGTTCACGCACTTGTCGGATCAGCCCGACACGTCGGTCGAGGTTTTGGCCTTCCTCCGAAGCCTGGGGGCTTCGGTGGCGCTTTCTTCCTCATGCACAACAGGCTCAAGCGGTTCCATCAACTCGGGAATGAACTTGTTCCCGCAGTCGAAGGTTTCGCCTTCCTTGCGGAATCCGTTGTCCACGAAGCAATCGACCAATGCCTTGACTTTCATGTCGTTGATCCTTACTGGACGCTGAAGCCTGACGGATAGAACTTGCGGCCGTCCTGAACATTCATGGTCAGGTACGCGCAGATGCTTCCGGTGGTCGGCGTGCTGCCGAACGTCTGATACCGGGCGCCGAGGAACTGCTGCCCCAGCGCCTGCCCGAAGGCGCTCGGCTCGAGGAGAGCCGGGTTGATGCGGACGTAGAACTGGCTGCCAACGGTGTCAAGACCATCGGCAAGCAGGATTCGACCGCTGGACCCCACTGCCTTCGGGGTGGTCGTGAGCGCGCTGTTGCCGGCGACGATCACTTCCATCTCAAGGGACGTCAGCGTGTTGTAGGCCGCGACGATGGTGAAGCACACGTACAGGTCGCCGCCCTCGCCGATATCGCGTGCCTGGAGCAGGTCAATGGAGTTGGTGGACACGACGGGGGTGCCGGCAGCAGGCAGCGCGGCCTGTCCGGTGATTGAGCCGGATGCGGGGACGGTCCCCGAAAGCACGGCATCGCTGCTGAAGACGTCAAAGATCATGGTTGGTTTCTCCCTTCAGGAGTGTGTTGATTAGGAAACCTGGGACTCGGTGTTGACGATGGCATCGACGCAGCGCAGGGGAACGCCCTGGAACGACAGCCACGAGTACGGCGTGCCGAACTGCGACAGACCCTCGTTGACCTTGAGGACGTACTGGCTCTTGTCGAGCGCAGCAATCGCAAGGCCGCTGTGGACGGTGCGGTTCATGTAGAAGGCGGCACGGCCCATCGCCATGTTGGGGATGCGGTACAGGGCGCGGCTCATCAGCTTGATGATGGCATTTGCGGAGCCTGAACCCTGGCTGTCAACCTGCCCCAACAGCGCAGTCGTATTGATGTTGCAGATGCGAACGACGTAGCGCCAGTCCTTCACGACAAGGCCGTTCTTCCACTGGTAGCGCGTGGCGTATGCCTGCATGCGGTTGGAGCTGTCGTACACGGTCTGCTCGCCGAGATCCTCGTGGACGAGTCCGGCCTGCGAACCCTTGGGGAAGGGGCAGTACACCGTGTTGTCGCCCCACACCACAAGGTAGATCGAGGTGTTGGCAGTCGCCGAGTACGAGCTGCCGGTCAGGGCGTTCAGGACGTTCTGCGAGCTGTTCGAGCCGGTCAGCGCCGAATACCGCGGCGCGATGCCGAGGAACTGCTTCGGGTCGGTGGACGGGTTGCCGTAGAACAGCGTGGTCGCCATGGTCTTGTTCATCGCCTCGAGGAACGCGACGTCCTCGGACAGGCGGAACTGGGCGGTGTTGCCGTTCAGCATGGCGAGATCCTTGTCAACCTCGCTGCGGGCCTCAAGGATGCCGCACGCCTCATCGACCTGCGCGGTCGTGGACTTGCTGTTCGGGATGCCCTGGTTGAGGGCGCGCCAGTAGACCGTGGGAAGTCCCGTGCGGATCACGACGCGCTCGCCGGTCGGCAGGTTGCCTTCCTTGAACACGCAGTCGCTCAGGATCTCGTTGGTCTGCGAGAGAAGTTCCGCGATGACCGGGACGCGGCCCTCGGGGTCGATTCGCTTGGCCCACTCGGCCAGCGACAGGTTGTTGGTGGAAAGAGTTGCCATTGTTGTGGCTCCTTAATTGGTGTTGGTTTCAGGCTGAGTACAGAGCATCGGCAAGGTCGTTGAACGAGCGCGGGCCTGCGGGCTTCGCAGCGCCCCTCGTCCCCGTGACCATGCGATCCTCACTGATTGCCTTGCCTGCGCGATACATGAACCGGATCACCTCCGGGTGATTGCCCAGGCCAGACTCGTTGAGCAGCGAGCGGAGTTCGGTGGTGCCGAACGCATCGAGCGCCTTCTTCGCGACGGAGAGGTTCTCCGGCAGCTTCTCGCCGCCGAACTCCTTGTCACCCTTCGATGACTCGGCCCATCCCGTGCGAACCGCCTCGATCTGTGCCATCTGACGCTCGGCCATCTTGGGTGCCATGGCGTCAAGGACACGCTGCGCGGCCTCCTGCGACAGGTTGAGTTCGCGTGCGACCTCGGAGTACGTGGTCAAGACCTCAGCATCGAACTGCCTGCCTTCGGGAACCTTGAACTCGTACTTCTCCGGCGCTGCCTTCGCCTCGGCCTTGGCCTCGGGTTCGGCTGCCGGCTGGTCGCCCGCGACGGGTTCCGCAGCGGCCGCCTTGGCGGCTTGCGGCTCCTGGGTCGCAGTCGGCTTCTGCCCGTCCCCGTAGAGCTTCTCGGCCGTCGCCGATGTGCTTGCAGGGGCCGAAGATGACGGTGCGGCATTAGTGGTCGTTGCTGCCGCTTCCACCATCGATGGTTCTGTCATTCGTGTTCTCCTTCATCATCACTGGATACAGCTCAGGACACTGGGCGTGGACGATTGCGAGCATCCGAAGCCCGTAGTTCCTGTTTCCCTCGGCGAAGGCCATTGCCATCGCGTTGGTGTTGAACGACGAGCGGAAGATGCCGGCCGCGTCGAGGAGCCGCCAGATCACCCTGCGGCCCCTCTTGTTGCCCATGAGCCACTTGACGTCGCCTTCCTCGTTCTCGCGGTCCAGTCGCTCGCGGAGGTCGCGCTGCGCCTTCGCCTTCTCCTGGCCCCGCATGTCAAGCGGGTCATAGTTGCTCACGCGGTAATCCTATCAATCGCAAAGTGCATTTCACTGCAATTCGTCACACTTCCACCGCTGACGGCGAGCCGTAGCCGCTGAACATGTTCATCACGTCGGTGAGGGCGTTGTTGCCGCCAGTCGGCGCCTGCGCCATGTTCTTGACGGTCTGCGACTGCTGCTGCATCGCGGCCGCCTGCTCCTTGGCCGCCATCGCCTGGTTGCGCGTCTGGCGCACCAGCGCGACGTCCTTGTCGGCGACGATGAGCGACGGGTCCACGCCGAGCATGTCCGCGTAGATGTCGGCCCACTGGTCTGCGTCGAACTTGTCGAGGATGTCGGGCTTCATCTGCGCGATGGCGCCGAGGTTGCCGACGAACCTGTCAACGGCGTTCGTGCCGATGGCCCGCTGCGCCTGCGCCAGCATTGACACGAACTCGACGTTCAGGTCCATGCCCTGCAGCTCCTCGGGCGCGGGCGGGAGCGCGCCTGCCTGGATCATGCGGTTGAAGGTGATGTCGATGAGTGGGTCGAGCAGCTCGTTGTGCAGGCGCTCGAGGACCGGGCCGAGCATCAGGAGCTTCTCCTCGTGGCGCTCGGCGACCTCGGTGGCGGTCATGCGCGTGTTCGGCGCGGTCGCCAGCATCAGGAACAGGTCGGCGTAGAACGCCCCGCTGACGCGGCCGCGGCAGTCCTGGATGTCCTGCAGCAGGTAGTCGAGCCGCAGGTTGACGTCGAAGGCGCTTCGGATGCCGTTGCCAGCCGGATCGACGTAGGTGATCCCGCCCGGGAGCGAATCGACGTCCCGGTTCTTCATCGAGGTCGGCACCTGCAGCGGCGGCTTCGTCTGGTAGTCGATGGCCTGCGCCTTGCGGAGCTGCTCGTGCTGGAGCTGCTTGACGTCGCCGAGCGCCTCCATGCCGGGGCTGTTCCCGTAGATGTCGCCGCCGACCACCGACCAGCGCGGGCAGAGGGCGGGGAAGTACATGAACCCGCTCTCGCGCAGGAACTTGTCCTGCTCGCCGCCGACCTCGAAGTACCACGACCCGTAGGGCATGTTCCGGTCATCGCGCTTCGCGATGTCGCGGTCCAGGCGCGGCTCGATGGCATGCACGACCGGAACCCACGTGTCGAGCGTGCCTGTCTCGTACATGTTCCGCACGGACGTCGAGCAGTTCTCGAGGCCGAACTCCTTGACGAGCTGCGACACGGTCATGTCGAACTCGCGGTACAGCGTGCAGACGCGGCCCTGCGCGTCGGTCGAGATGCAGTACTCGCCGGCCGTGAGCGGGTAGTGGTGGATGACCTGGTCGAAGTCGGGCAGCACGATGCTCGAGGACGTCCCGAACGCGCCGAGTTCCTCGTACATCAGGTGCAGGGAGCGGTAGGTGTTCGACTTCTGGAACACGCGCTGCATGCGCTTGGTGACGTCATCGAGCCAGAGCTTGACGGGCTGGTAGGAGTTCAGCTCTTGATCGGGCGTGGCGAGGCGGAACCACTGCCGCGCCGGCGACGTTGCGCCGGACATCAGGCCGGCGCCGAGCGTGCGGAGCGCCCGCGTCCCGGTGTTGTCGTAGATGTTGTTGTGCCGGCGGTAGCCGCGGTTGCGGTCCTCGCGGAAGTAGCGGCCGTTGCGCGGGAGGAGGTAGGAGGTGATCTCCTGCCAGTGCGCCATCCACGATGCGCGCTCGCTCTTGAGCTGACCCCAGCGCGTGAACAGGCGATCCCTCGTGGGCGCGTCGGGGTAGGAGCGGTTGTCGCCTTCGTAGTCCATGTCAGCCCCCCAGGAGGGTGGAACGACCGAGCTGCAGGTCGGCGGGGTTCACGCCCATCGTCCCGGTGAGCATGGTGCTGGACGGGCCGCTGGCGGCCTCCTGCGCGCTCGCCATGATGGCCTGCACGTTCGGCTCGCGGCGCTGTGCGCCCGCGATGGCCTGCTCGCTGCGGCGCTGCTGCATGGCAGCCTGAGCGATCTGCTGCTGCTGCGCTGCGGCCTGCTGCCGCATGGCCTGCTGCTGCGCCTTCTTGCCCGATTCGCCGGCGGCGATGCCGTAGCCGAGGCCGCCAAGACCTGCGGCCGCACCGACCACGGCCGCACCTGTTGCCGCAGCCGCTGCCGCCGATGCTCCAAGTGCCGTGCCGATTGCAGTGAACAGTGGCATTCAGCCTCCCTTGACGTAGGTCATCTCGCTCGGCTCGTACCCGAGCTTTCGCAGCATCCTACCAACCTGCTCCCCGTTCTCCGCGACGAGTTGCGACATCGCGACCACGTGCGCGCCTTGCTCGTGCGCCCACTCCTCGTAAGCGCGCACCAGCCGGATCGCCGCGCTCGATCCGCGTGCCTCCTCGTCAACCCACCACGCCAGCTCGTGCGCGACCAGGATGTGCGGCGCGAACCACATCGGCGCGACCGCGCAGGCGAGCATCCCCACCGCCCTGCCGTCGATCTCGGCGAGGAAGAACGCACCGACCTGCAGGAACGCAGCCACGCCGGCGCGGAGCTGCTCACGGTCGGCGGTCACGTACTTGCCGTGCGGGCCGAAGGCGATGAACCGCTGGCCCATGTCAACGATTGCGTCCAGGTCATCGACGGTGGCCCTGCGAATTGACATCAGACTCCCTCGTATGGGTCGTAGTCGCGCTGGCGCGGCGACAGTCGCTCGCGCACCTCGCGTGGCAATTGCTTGGCAACGGGATACGCGAACGTCAACGCGAGGGCATCGGCGATGTCCGGGCTGCCGCCGCCCTGCAGCCGCTTCTTCAGGTCATCCTTCGACTCGAGGCACCGCCGGCCGACCGCATCGTACCAGTAGGTGGGCGTTGACAGTTCGGCCGTCAGGTCGGTGCGGTCGGGCAGGCAGCCGCCCATGTCGAGCCATTCCTTGACGCTCCACCACATCTCGGTGCGCTTGTTGATGAACAGGGCCGGGTTCGTGGCCTTGCCGCCGAACGGCACCTCGATGACGTCGTAGCCGAGCTGCCGCAGTCGGTCGATGACTCCGGCGCCAGCGCCGCTGTCAATGAACACGGCGTCCGGGTCGCGGTCCTCGATGACGTTGGCGACGGCCGAGGCCAGGGTCATGTTGTCGATCCCGGTGAACACCTGCGGCGGCTCCATCCTCAGCCCCTGCCGCAGGACGATGACGCTGCGGTCATCCCCGAACCGGGCCGGGTCCACGCCGACCACGAGCGGGGACTCGATGACGTCGCCGTCCGTGATCTTGCGCCCAGCGGCGGCCGTGGCATCGGTCAGGCTGATGAGTTGGTCCTCGCCGGCGGCGGTGAAGTCGCACAGATACTCTCGAGCGAATGCCTGCTCGGGCATGTCGCGCTTGAGGCGGGCGACCTCGTCCTCGTCCAGGGCGTCCGTGTCGTGGACCGTGTATCTGGCGGCCCACCAGTCGGGCAGGCTTGAGGCGCGGTAGAACAGTTCGCTGAACAGGTTCAGGCCGTTGGGCGTCCCGATGAACATGGCCCAGCCGCGGCGGTCGGACAGGGCCGGCTGCAGGATGTCCTGCCAGACCTCGGGCTTGATCTGGGCGACCTCGTCGATGACGCACCCGTCAAGGCGCACGCCGCGCAGAGCGTCCGGGTTGTCGCCGCCGAACAGGCGGATGGTCGCCTTGTTGTGCTTGAACGTGACGGACAGGTCGGCCTCGTTGACGTCAACGGCGGCGGTACGCAGGAACGGCTCCAACTTCTGCTTCAGGCGCGCCCAGGCGATGGCCTTGGCCTGCTTCAGCAGGGGAGCCACGTACACGAACAGGCCAAGCGGCTCCTTGAACCGCGCCGTCTGGTGGAGCAGTTCCATGAGCGCCAGCTCGGTCTTGCCGGCACGGCGGTGCAGGGCCAGGACCGTGAACCGCTTGCGCTCGAGGTGGCAACGGTGCTGCCATGGCCGCGGCTCGTATCCGATCCGAACGGTTTCAGTCCGCATGCGGGACGCCGGTGATGACGTTCAGGATGACGCCGCCCTCGTGGGCGACGGCCTGCCTGTCGCCGTACTTCTTCGGGTTCCACTTGGCGAGCAGCTTGAGGATGGTGTCAACCTGCAGCCTGCGCTGGGTGACCTCGACCTGGTCCTGGCACGGGTCGAACGCGATCCGCAGGCACATGTCGGCAAGTTCGTCGTAGCCGTCCTCGCGGGCGCGTGCGATGCGTCTGACAAACTCCTCGTCCTTGTCCATCCAGCAGTACACCGTTTGGTGAGGCGGGTTCCCAGGCTGCCGGCACCATTCGCGGAGCGGCTTGCCATCGGAGATCCACGCAACCAGGCTGTCGGCATGGGCCTGCGGCACGGGTTCCGGCGGCCGCCCGGGCTTGCGCGTCACTTCTTTCGGCGCTTCGCTGCCTTTGCCTTGTCTGCGCGGACGAACTTCTTGGCTACCGACATGGGTACTCCGACCTTTGCGGCGAACGAGCGGCTGTGAGCTGCTGCCTGCATGAGGCGCTTCTGCGCCGGCGACTTGCTTGGCATCACGGTTCCTTCGGGGTGAGGGAGATGGAGAATCCTGCTGCATGTGCGATCTTCAGGATGGAGTCGAATGCGGGCTTCCGGCGCCCGATGACAGTACCGGGCGAACCGAGCAGGCTCTTGACGGTGTGGGCGCGCAGGATTCCCCTGCTGTCCATGTCGTTTGCGAGCGCGGAGCGCGTGCTTCCGCGGCTGGCGACTGCTTCGGTGATGGCGCGCTTGAAATCGTCGTAGCAACGAATCTGCATACGGCCGAGCATATCACTTGGAATTGACGATCTCGCCGAAATCTTCGGAGGTTGCTGCCCAGCAGATGCGTGGTGTGCCTGGTCCGAGGTAGTTGAGTTCGATGCGGTCGGTGACGAACGCGAGTGCCTCGGCGTGTGAGAGGTGTTCCTGGTCGCGGATGCGGGCTGCGATCATGTCGCCGGAGTACAGCGCGACGGGGATTCCTTCCTCGTTGGGGAGCGGGTAGACCTTGCCGAGGAGGCAATCGTCAAGTCCCGCGAGGAGGATTGGCATGCACCTTTTCCGCCGTGCCATGCGTGGAAGTCTACAAGGACAGACCCCGCGAACATGATTTGCTCACGGGGTCTGCGAATGTTGCGGGGGTTGTCGGTCAGGGATTCTGCCGGCACCATTCGACCATGAGCGCGATGATGCGCCGCTGCGTGACGTGCAGGCCCATCCGCTCCTGCGCGGCGGCGATCTCGTGCGGGCCGGCCGTGGCGAGGATGCGCTCGGCATCCGCCTCCCATTCGGCCAGTTCGTGGGGCGGCGGCGGCTGGCAGTCGAGGTGTTCGCGGCGCGTGCGCTGCACCTCGTTGATGCCCTCGCTGCTGGCGTTGTTGGCCGACGTCACCTTGCAGTACGCCTTGTGGATGCTCGAGAGGTCCGGCACCTTGTCGCGCTCGAGGCGATGCTGCTCGATGCAGTCGCGCAGCTTGTCCTGGTGCAGCTGCCCCCAGCGACGGTTCAGGAGGTTGGCCTCGGCCTGGGACGGCTTCCATCCCGGCCACAGTTCAACCATGAGCTTCTTGTTGTCAAGCCATGCGGTGGTATCCATGTTCGTCCTCGTCAGAATGGCGTGTAGTCCGGGTTGGATCGGTTCTCTTCAAGTTCCTTCAACCTTCGCCGCCGCCCCCCCTTCCGTGAAGGGGGGGCTATGGGGGGTTTGATATGTGACTCTGACTGTGACTCTGACTCGCATTGCGTTCGCATTGCATCCGCATTGCGTTCGCATTGCGGACGCATCACGCCCCAACGAACGGCCGCCGCCCGTTTCGCGGAATCAGACTTGTTCTTATTGGACTGACGGCACTCCTCAAGCCTTTGGTTCCGCATAACTGCACCGTCACGGATGAACTTCTGGGACACAACTACCCAATCTGCTTCATCCATGTGCGATGCGCCCGCTATGCGTCCGCATGCGTCCGCATGCGCCGGCACGCTGCCGTTCGCCCACTGGTAAGCCAGCAGCGAGATGTAGATCCCGCGCTGGGTCGCTGTCATGTGTGCCACGCCCTGCGTCCAGTCAGCAGCGTAGAACGGGAACCACGGATATTGCGTTGCCATGCAATTCCTGATGGACCGGGGTGGGGCAGGGAGCGGGTGCGGGCAACCCGCCCCACCCTCGGTCATTGGGATGTTGAGCAGTTGCACCCGCTCACCGCGCAGTCTATCATGTCCTCGTCGGTTGTGTCGCCGGCTCCCAACCTTTGCCCCCGGAACGCGCCCCGCGTCGATCTCACGATCCGCGGGGCGTTTCTTTTGTCGTTGTCCGACCCAAAACGATCTTGTCTGACCCGGCTCGTATGTGAGCGAATCCGCCACACTTGTGCAGTTCTGTAGTCATTTAGCTCCATGACCAGCAAACTCGTCACGTGGGACAGCGCACGAACTTAGTCGTGCCTGCCCCTGGCGGCGGGTTGCTCTTTACCCCAATGGCTGCGCCGGCGGGCGGCGTACCTCGCGGCCTTCAGGCCCGCCCCATGCAGGGAATCGGCTCCGACCCCTCAGCCCCGCATCTCCGCGTCCGTAGGATACCGTCACGATGCCGCGACACGCCAACCTTCCGCACCACCTCTACGTCCATGTCAACAACGCCGCGCTCGGCCCGAAGATGCCAGCCGGCACGACCAAGGGGATCTGGCACGCCGTCTACTGCCGGCCGGGGCAGATCGTGATGGCGCACGTTCTGCTTGAGTCAGCCGCGCACTGGTGCGGCATCCCGCTCCACCAGCTCGCCGCGCATCCTGACGCCTTCCTCGAACGGGAACTCGGCCCCCCGAATGCGCCATGCGACCTCCAGCCATGGGGTGCAATGGGCGACCACATCGAGGCGGTGTCGCTTGATTACCTTGAGGGGCTTTACACCATGGGCAGCGGCAAGGGGCCGGGTTTCTGCGGCACGCACACCGGGATTGTGCTGGACTGGTCGGACGGGTTCAGCCGCTACCCCCAGGAACACAAGCCCCTGAACCTCATCGAGCGGTCGGACGGCCGCTACCTGCTGTACCCGAACAACTACTGCAGGTTCCTTGACAAGCACTTCACCACCGTCACGCGCAGCGATGACCTGAAGCACTACCGCCGCGGC